CCCCAACCGCTGCCTTAATTTTCTCATAGCCACAAAAGATATAGTTTTCCCAAACTGATCGTTAAAGATATTAACCAGTTGCTTATCTGTAAGCAATATTGCCTTTTCTTTTACAAAGATTTTTTCTTCTTCAGAATACATTAGTTCCCCAATATTGCGATTTCAGGCCAGATTTCTTTATCTAGTCTTTTGCGTAGCACATTATACGGACAGCCACATCTTGGGTCATCTGCCCACTCAGCTATTGTTTTACGTTCACCAAAGGCTGTTATGTGTCTAGACGTAGATCTGTTGTTTGCATTCTGTTTTGGTGTATAAATACGTAGGTTCTCTCTACGATTATCCAATCGATCCCGATTAATATGGTCAACGAGGTGATCTGGATTGGTTTCATTTAACACAAAACGATGCATCCGTACTTCTTTACCTCTAATTTTTGATACTGCGTATCCATCACGATAATACCAGCTATGACGAATCACAAGCTCATAATCATGCGGATGAACCTTAGCAAATTTCGATGTGCCCTTTATTCCCCCTAAGGGAACCTGAATATAGTTCATTTTAAACCCCTTTCATTGTCAGATGTTGGATATAATATATTATATCCTTCTTTTACGGAAAACACACTATGATAGTAAAAGCAACCGCCGAATTACAAAAAATTGTGGAAGACGAACTAAAAATTCCCGATCCCCCACCCCGCAAAGCAATGGCAATTTTAAATGAAGCACCTGAAAACGATACAGATGATAGCGGAGAAGTTAGCCCCTAAATATACTTTTGGCTATTTCGAAAAAGAAGATATTATCCAAGAGGCAATTATATTTGGACTAGAGGCTTATCAGAGCTGGGATCAAAAACGCCCTCTGGAAAACTTTCTTTCTGTCTGTATGTCTCGTAAATTAAAGAATTTTAAACGGGACAAATACTTTCGCCTAGGCTTAGATGGGTCTTCTGAAGAACGACAAAGTGACAATGAATCTAAAAAAAATCTAATGTCCCCAATTACCATCCACCCCAACTCTTTTTTTATTGAGGAAAATTTTGACGGTACTGAAGAAGTAGGGGTTGTATTAGCCAAGTTACCCCCGTTAGTCCGTAATGATTTTTTACGTATGGCTAATGGGGTTAGTGTCACTAAAGGGCGAAAAGAATTAGTCATTAGATTGGTTAAGGAGATAATTGATGAAGACGGGTAGACTCTCAAAAGATGATTGGTCATTTATTGAATTTAATGCTGATAAGATGTCAGCGGGTGAAATCGCAAAAGAGCTAGGCAGGGCCATTGAACCCATTCAAAAGCATTTGGAAAAACTGGGGAAAACAAAGAATCTCCATAGGAACTTACAAACCCAAGCTGAGTATGATTTAAAAAAGCGGCCCTATTGGCGGGAGTTACAGGCTCAATTCTCTGAACCAGAACTGGAAATCTTACTTTATCACTGGAAAGAAATTATTTCCCAGTTCAGAAAAGATATTTTAGCCACAGAAGAGTTACAGATTTTGGATGTAATCAAACTGGAAGTGTTAATGAACAGGGCCTTACGCGAACAACAGTATTCCATGACAAAGATTGCGGAATTTGATCAAATGATTGTAGAGGAGCGGTCTTTAGAAGAAGACGCTGACCGTGAATTAATCTTTGGTTTTGAAAGACAAATCTCAACACTACGTGCAGCTAAAGAATCCCTCTCACGAGAATATAAAGATCTACAAACTAAAAAGTCACAACAATTCCGCGACCTAAAAGCCACCCGTGAGCAGCGGGTACAAAAGATAGAAAATAGTAAGGAAACCTTTTCAGAGTTAATACAGAAGTTAATTAGAGACCCCGAATTTGTTGAAGAACAAAACTTATATATGGAGAAAATGCGACTTGCTGTTAAAGCTGAACGCAAACGGTTAACTGATTATCATCAATATGATGATGGCTTAGTAGATCAACCCTTCCTCACACCGGAATCCATAATTGAAGAATGAGAATTTCAGAATCACGTCAATCAAACACTTCCCCCCTAAAATATAACATTGAATTAACAGTAGAAGAATTCGAAAAACTACGTGGATCTCAAAGTTCCCAAATAGTTGAACGTATATTAGAACTGACAAAGGAACCAATTCCATATACTACAGATTTTGTTCAAGGAACAACGGTCATTACACTCTAATTTTATAGGAAAAAGATTATGAATGTTGCGGTTATTTCAGGTGTCACAGGACAGGACGGATCATATCTCGCTGAGCTTTTGCTCAGCAAGGGGTATTTTGTGATTGGATTTTCACGCAGAGTGAGTGTTGACACAACAGAAAGAATTCGGCACTTACTCACCAACCCCAATTTTCAATTTGAAGAGGGTGATGTATGTGATCAAGCTTACATTGGTAATTTGCTGCAAAAGTATCGTGTGAGGGAATTCTACAATTTGGCGGCACAATCACACGTTAGCACATCTTTCAAGCAACCACATACAACAACGGAAATTAACTATTTTGGTCTTCTAAATATTCTAAGCTGTATAAAAACTATATCACCGGGACTCACTAAACTTTATCAAGCTAGTACAAGTGAGATGTTTGGGAAAAATTACGACGAGAAAAATACTGAGAAGTATCAGAACGAAGACACAAAATTCTCACCACAAAGCCCCTACGCAATAGCTAAGTTGGCAGCACATCATGCATGTAGACTATATCGTGAGTCCTATGGGCTAGATGTTTCTTGTGGAATTTTGTTTAACCATGAGAGTCCGCGAAGGGGCGAGAAGTTTGTGACGAGGAAGATTACGAAATGGATTGGGGAATTTGTTAGGTGGCATCAAGAAAATCCTACTGTATTTGAAAATTGTCAATTAACAGAATATGAAAATCTTGATACAGATTATATTTATACCGAAGGTAAAAGTGGGCCTAAATTTCCCAAACTCCGTTTGGGCAACCTCGATGCCTACCGCGATTGGGGTCACGCAAAAGATTATGTTCGTGCTATGTGGCTTATGTTACAACAAGATAAAGCTGATGATTACGTAATAGCTACAGGGAAGACCCACTCTATCAGGGAATTTTTAGCCATAGCATTTACTAAAGCTGGTTTAAGTAACTGGGAAGATTGTGTGGTGGTTGATCCCAAATTTTATAGACCAGCTGAAGTGGAGTATTTATTGGGTGACCCATCAAAAGCAAAAGGGGCATTGGGATGGGAGCCTGATTACTCATTTGATCATTTGGTTGCGGAAATGGTAGGTGTAGATCTATGAGCAACTTAAATATCATAATCATGCTATGCATTTCTTGGGCAATTGCCATACCTTTAGCTATATTGTGGTACAGAAAACTGAGTGGGGAGATGGTACTTCATGAGATAGAGAATGATCTATCAAAGTCGCAATTAAAGAAGCTTTTGAGCGAGAAAAAATCTAGTGAGATCAGACTGGGACAAATTGGTGAGCATTTTGCCCCTTTGTTAGATGATTTTCCGTATGATAGTAAGAATGCAAGGTTCCTTGGGTCACCTATAGATTTTGTAGTATTTGATTATGATAATGATCGGGTTGTTTTATTAGAGTTTAAGACGGGAAATTCTAAAGAGACTAAAAAGCAAAGACAGATTAAAGATATTGTAAGATCGGGAAATGTTTTTTATGAGGTTATGCGGGTCAATAAGGACGTAACAATTGCGTAATTATAATGACCCTATTTATAAGAAGATGAGAAAGAAGGTTCTAAGGCGTGATGGCTTTAAGTGTCAGATGCCTAACTGTAAGAAACGTAAACGATTACACGTACATCATATTGTTAGATGGGCGGATGCGGCAGTATTAAGATATGAAGAGTGGAATATGATTACTTTATGCAGGACTTGTCATGAGTCCATTAAAAACAAGGAGTCACATTTTGCTTCAATGTTTCAGGAAATAGTCTCTAGGAGAAAGTAATGGAAATAATTCGAGACACTAGAGAACAAAAAGGTTTTAATTTTTTTGCTCATGCAGAAGTAACAGATGAAACTATATCTGACGGAGACTACACAGTTAGGGGTCTTGAAGACATCATCATAGTAGAAAGAAAAGCGTCTTGTGGCGAACTATATAATAATTTGTCTAAAAACAAAATGAAAGACAGATTCCATCGGGAGCTAGCTGAACTAGAGAAGATTAAATACGCATATATTGTATGCGAATTTCCCGAATCCTACCTTTATACTTTTCCCAAAAACTCGGGAATTCCCCCCCAGAAAATGAAGTATATAAAAATTACAGGAAAGTATCTAAGAAAACTGGTTTATGAAATAAAAGATAATTATGATATTGAGTTTATATTTTGTGCTGATCGTGCTACAGCAGAAGCTACCACCTTCCATCTTCTAAGTACCGCATGGGAAAAATATGGAAATCTATCTCAATAGCGACGAAACAGCGGACCAAGATAATGGAATCGACTTTAAGGTCGCCGCTAAATTTTGTCGGTTATTACATGAAGCTGAAAAAGTATCAGATGAAGAAATTATCGTTCATATTCAAACCATCGGGGGAGAATGGGCAGATGGTATGTGCATTTATGATTCCATTCTTTATTCGCCTTCAGATATTCTAATGGTCAGTCATGGTTGTTTATGTAGCATGGGAACAATTATACTCCAAGCCGCTAAAAAAAGATATCTGATGCCTAATTGCGATTTAATGGTCCATTTTGGTGATCTTACTTTAAGTGGACATCAATTGTCTGTAGAGTCTGGCACTAAGTACTATACAAAGATCAAAAACAAAATGATTGACATTTATACTGATAGATGTATTAATGGATCTTTTTTCAAAGAGCGTGAATATAGTAGGTCCAAAGTAAAGACCTACATTAAAAGAAAACTGGAAGCTAGTGTGGACTGGTATATGTCTCCTGAAGAAGCTGTAGATTTGGGTTTTGCTGATAAAGTTCTTTCAAAAACAGAGTATATAAATGTCAGAAAGATTAAGAAAAGAAATACTAGACGAACTTAACGATGCGTGGTTAAATATAAATGTAGATAATGAAGATTTAATCCAGCCGTTAAGCATTCTAAGTACTGATGATCCTGAAGATTTCCATAAAAAATTAACTTGGTTATTAACTAGACCAGATTACTTTTCATTTTTATGTAGGCATATCTTTAAAGTAGATTTATTACCTTTTCAGGGCATGGTTTTGGAGGAAATATGGAACCGTAGATTTCCTATGTTTATAGCCACAAGAGGTGGCGGTAAGACCTTTTTATTGAGCCTGTATTGTTTAATGCGGGCTTTACTTATGCCTGATCGAAAAATTGTTGTTGTTGGTGCTGCTTTCAGACAATCAAAATATCTACATGACTACATGGAGACCTTATGGAAAGGGTCTGGTATTCTGCGCGATCTGTGTGACCAAAGCAGTGGTCCGAGACGCGATGTAGATATGTGTCGTATGAACTTAAATGGGAGTCAAATTGTTGCTTTACCTATTGGTGACGGAAGTAAGATTAGAGGTCAGAGAGGAAATGATGTTATTTGTGACGAATTCGCTTCTATGATTCTACAGATTTTTGAAAATATTATTGCGGGATTCGCAGCTGTTTCTGCATCTCCAGCTGAGGGGGTTAAAATTGCGGCAGCTATATCTAAAGCTAAAGAACTTGGAATTGATTTAGATCTTTTATCAGATCATATTACTGAACAAGCTGTGGGTAACCAGATTGTTCTGGCTGGAACGGCTTATTATGACTTTAATCATTTTGCTACTTATTGGAAAAGATGGAAATCTATTATCAAAAGTAAAGGTGATAAACATAAACTAAAAGAACTCTTTGGCGAAGATGAAATTCCCGAATCTTTTAATTGGAGAGATTACTCGGTTATTAGAATTCCCGTAGATCTCATCCCAAAAGGATTCATGGATGACGCCCAGGTAGCTAGATCTAAAGCCACTATCCATAATGGAATTTACCAAATGGAATTTGGTGCATGTTTTTGTACAGATAGTGCTGGTTTCTTTAAGAGGAGCTTAATTGAATCATGCACAACGTCAGAAGTCAAGCCAGTGGAAACTTTATCTGGTAGTGTGTACTTTGATCCTCTTTTAAAGGGCGATCCTACGGGGCAGTATATCATTGGGGTTGATCCCGCTTCAGAAGTAGATAACTTTTCAATTGTTGTTTTAGAGATTCATTCTGATCATCGTAGGGTTGTCCATTGCTGGACCACTACAAGGAAACAACATAAAACAAAAGTCAGAAAAGGACTAACTGAAGAAGCTGACTTTTATGCCTACTGTGCTAGAAAAATTCGGGACTTAATGGGAGCTTTTCCAACGATCCATATCGCTATGGACGCTCAAGGTGGTGGCATAGCTGTTGCTGAGGCTCTTCATGATACCAAGAACCTTAAAGACAGAGAATTGGCCATATGGCCGGTTATTGATGAAGATAAAGAAAAAGACACAGATGATGAACGAGGGCTTCATATTTTGGAATTATGTCAGTTCGCAAAATACGATTGGTTATCAGAAGCAAATCACGGGCTCAGAAAAGACTTAGAAGATAAAGTTCTTCTTTTTCCAAGATTTGACCCAATAACGATTGGATTATCCATCGAACAAGACAAGTTAGCTGAAAGAACATATGACACCCTAGAGGATTGTGTGCTGGAAATCGAAGAGCTTAAAAATGAGTTATGTCTAATCGAAATTAGACAAACCGCATCTGGTAGGGAGCATTGGGATACTCCAGAAGTAAAACTTGGTGTGGGAAGAAAAAATCGTATTAGAAAAGACAGGTACTCTTCCCTTATCATGGCAAATATGGCGGGAAGACAGACACGGCGAGCTAGAATACAAGACTCTTATAATATTGTTGGTGGCTTTGCTGAAATTGCTGCCAAAGAAGTAAAAGAGGTTAGTTTTCTTGGTCCTAAGTGGTTTGTTGATGGGATTAAGGGGGTTTATTGATTTTTGGTGTATAACACAATGTGATTACAATACAAATACAGTCCTATTAAGGGTAGCTAACTATGACCGAAGGAAAAACCCCATATATTGATATGAACGATAAAGACGCTCTTGATCAAGCTAAAGCCAATATTGAGGCTTATGATGGGGTAATGAGAACAGGTGCTTCGCATAGGTCTTTTTTAGACATAGAAGATAGGATCTCCGTTAGAACTCCTTTTCAAAGAGAGGATTATTATAGATTTCGTGATGGGGAAAGACCCCCAACAGAAGATAAAAAAATTATTCAGAGCTGTATGTCTGCTTATGAAAATGTGGGAATAATCAAAAACATTATTGATCTTATGGGGGATTTTGGTTCACAGGGGATTTCTTTAGTCCACACTAACAAAAATGAACAAAAATTTTATCGTAGATGGTGGGAGCTAGTTGATGGTTCAGAAAGATCTGAAAGGTTCTTAAATACAATTTTCAGATGCGGTAATGTTATAATTAACCGGAGATTTGCCAAACTTACTAGGGGGGTACAAAAGCAGATTACCCGTGGCGAAGAGGACGTAATTATAACAAAAGAGAATGTGTCACGCAGAAGAATTCCTTTTGTTTACAACTTTTTTAATCCCATGACAATTGAGGTGGATAATGCACCAGCCTCATTATTTCTTGGCAATCAATCTTACAAAATTAAGATATCTCAAAAATTAAAAAAACTAAAAGGTACTCCACAACTAAAAGGTCTCCCCAAAGAATTACAAGAAGCTATTACAAATGGGGATGATTATTTAAATCTAGATCCTGATAATACCTTAGCATACCATTACAAAAAAGATGATTGGCAGGTGTGGGCTCATCCAATGGTAAATGCTATTCTTGATGATATTACCATGCTAGAAAAAATGAAACTAGCTGATATGTCTGCATTAGATGGGGCGATCTCCAATATTCGAGTCTGGACTTTAGGGGATTTAGAACACAAAATTCTCCCAACAAAAGCGTCTATTACAAAACTAAGAGATGTTTTAGCTAGTAATGTTGGTGGTGGCACAATGGACTTGGTCTGGGGACCGGAAATCCACTTCACGGAGAGTAATACCCAAATATACAAATTCTTAGGAACGGAAAAGTACCAACCAGTACTTAATAGTATTTACGCTGGTCTAGGGATTCCCCCTACTTTAACGGGGATAACTGGGCAAAGTGGTGGTTATACTAATAATTTTATCTCATTGAAGACTTTAATTGAGAGACTGGAATACGGCAGGGAAATGTAAGACAGTTTTGGGGGCATGAAATTCGGCTAGTACAAAAAGCAATGAAATTTAACACGCCAGCTAAAATACATTTTGAACATATGATTTTGTCTGATGAAGCTGCGGAAAAAAATCTTTTGATTCAATTAGCTGATAGAGATATTATTTCCAGTCAAACTCTTCAAGAAAGGTTCGGAGAAATTAGCGATATTGAATCTTCGAGATTAAAATCTGAACGGAGTTCTCGTAACTCTTCTCGTGTACCACCCAAGGCTGGACCTTATCACAATCCTCACATTGAAGATGATTTTAATAAGATAGCCCTAAATAAAGATCAAATAACAATTGATCAGGTCACTGACTTAAAACCAAAACCCACCCCCAAAGAAGAAAATCCTGCCCCAGAAACAACAAACCCAACAGACACTAAAACTAACGACTCTGAGACTCCTGATGGCGGTAGGCCATTAAATAAAAAAGACACAAAACCAAGAAAACAAAGAACACCCAAGCCACGAAGTAAGCCTGGGGTTGCCTCTATTTTACTGTGGTCAACAAATGCTCAAAAAACAATCTCCCATATCATTACCCCAGCTATTCTGGACCACTACAAGAAAACTAGTATGAGAGCTTTAACAAAAGCTGAGTCTGATCAAGCGGAAAAACTAAAATTCACTATTCTACTGGGCTTAGAGCCTTTCGAAGAGATCGATCAAGCTACTGTTTTAAAAATTTGTGAGTCCCAACCATCCTTAAAGGACTTTAATGTTCTTGAATCTGTTAATGAATTAGTGGCAGACTTTATCAGCAAAAACTCTAAGAATCCATCATTAGAAGAGATGCGTCAAATTTACTGTTTTGTTTACTCAATAAAAAAAACCGTTGTTTGAGAAAAAATGGTGTATAAGACACTGGAGGATAATATGAAAATATTTAAAGCTGAACTTTTAGATGGGTTATCTGAAAAAATTAAGGCGAGTTCTAGCGTAGCTATAACTTCTGAGATTTTAGTCAACAGTGATTCAGCTAAGTCTATTTCGAAAGAAGAAATCGAAAAAACTTTAGCTGGTTATGGTTTTTCAAATCCCGATCAAGTGGATCTATATTACCTTAACTCAGTTTTAGTTTCTACTGGCTGGAACAAAAACGATGATGTTTTTGATACCGTTGAAGTTTGGGGTGCTAAAGATAGCCCCGTGGATAAACAGTTTAATTATATGCATAATGAAAATGACATAATTGGACATATTACAGGCAGTACTATTTATCCAAAACCGTCTGATGATTTGGTTATACCTGAAAAATTTGATATTATCACTTCTGCTGTTTTATATAAGAGTTGGAGTGACCCTGAACTAAAAGAAAGAATGGATCAGCTTATTAGTGAAATTGAAGAAAAGAAATGGGCAGTTTCAATGGAATGTCTATTTTCAGACTTTGATTATTCTGTAGTATCTCCTGATGGTGTTTCTAAAGTTGTAGCTAGGAATGAAGATTCAGCTTTTTTAACTAAGCACCTTCGGGTTTATGGTGGGAAGGGAGAATATGAGGGATATAAAGTAGGGAGACTTTTACGTAGCATTTCGTTTTCGGGGAAGGGTCTAGTGGATAATCCCGCTAACCCCCGTAGTGTTATCCTTAGTTCTGAAGAAGACCCATTCGAACAAGAACCAACTAAACTCAATATAAAGGAGTTTGAAATGGCAAAACCAAAGGAAGTAAAAATTCCTGAAGTGATTGCTGCTTCTGTCACTGAAGAAGTAACAGTAGAAACAGATGAGAGAGATGTCGCTATCGCTGACCTCAAACAAACGGTTTCAGAATTAGAGGGTCAGGTTGCTAGTGCTCAAGAATCAGAAAAAGGGCTAAAGACAGAATTAGATACTGTCAAGGCAGAATTAGTCACAAAAGATGGTGAATTAACCGCTGCTCTAGCCACTATTCGTACAATGGTACGAACATCACAAGTTAAAGATGCTGGTATCTCTGAAGACAAAATTAAAGAGACACTAGCAAAATTTGATTCTGTTGATGATGAAGCTTTTGCTGCGATGCTAGATCTAGTTAAGGTTCAAGCTAATGTTTTTCTAGAAAGTCAGACACACGCAGACAATCAACCCGTTCCAGTTCCAGAACCAGCTCCAGAACCAGAACTAGAACCAGAACCAGAAGAAGTGGTTGCTTCAGATCTCGAAGATCTGACTAGTGCGGATGTAGAAACAGTGGCTAGTGTTATCAGTGATGATGATACTTCACTAAATGAAGTTTTTAGTGCTACAGCTAATTACTTTAGAAATTCCGTTCTAAGTACAACCAAAAACCTAAAATAAAATGAAAGGCTAAGTATAATGGCTCTTAAAGGTGACCGTCATGAATTTGACACTGACCCTACTTTTTTCTTAAACGAAGTGGCTGAACAGGGCGTTGTTCTATCTGTTAGTACCCAAGGTAGTGGTGCTGCAATGGACAATAGTTCTGCTCTATCAACCGTGGCAGCAGAAGCTTCTGGCGCTACTCCGCTGGGTATTCTCCTGAATGGTATGGTTAATATTGACCAAACCAAACAGCATCTTAATCAATATAAAGATGAAGTTCAAAAAGGTGGTAAGGTTACCATCCTAACTAAGGGGTGGGTAGTCACTGACCAGATTAGTGGTACTCCCACTGCTGGACAAACCGCTTATGTCGCTGATTCCGGTAAGATTGCCGGTACACAAGATGGGACAGCCGTAGCTATTGGTAGATTTTTGTCTACTAAAGATGCTGATGGTTATGCCAAAGTTTCCGTTAATCTTCCATAATTAAAATAAACCAGGAGAATATTAATGTCTTTTACAGAAAAACCCGGTCCCGAATATCTTGCTCTATTAAAGCAAGCTGGCGATCCAAACAAAGCCACTGCTCTTGAGGCTCAGTTTAATCTAGCTAAGGCTATTGAGCTACCTCTAAGAGAGGGGATTTTGGTTGGTGATATTGCTGGTGGGATTTATGATCGGATTCCAATGGAACCCGGTACATCGACAGAGTTTCCACTGGATCTCCTAAGTCCTGGATCTGAAGACGAGCACGTCGCTTGGACCAATCCTGGCCATGGTCGTATTCCAGAAAGAGCTGTTGAATCTGACTATGTCATGATTCCAACATACTCAATCACCAATAGCATTGACATGCTTCTAAGGTATGTCCGTGAGGCTAGGTGGGATGTTGTCAATCGTGCCATGCGAGTAATGGAAGCTGGCTTTGTCAAAAAGATGAATGACGATGGTTGGCATACTCTATTAGCTGCTGGTGTTGACAGAAACCTTTTGGTTTTTGACGCAGATGCAGCGGCTGGACAATTCACCAAGCGTCTTATCAGTTTGATGAAAACTGTTATGAGACGAAACGCTGGTGGAAATAGTGCGTCCCTGAGTCGTGGACAACTAACTGATCTATATCTAAGTCCTGAAGGTCTTGAAGACATTAGGAACTGGAATGTAGATCAAGCAGATGAGTCCACCCGTCGTGAGATTTATGTCTCCGCAGATGACGGTGCTGCTATGACCCGTATTTTTGGTATTAATCTTCACGCCATCGATGAATTGGGTGAATCACAAGAATACCAAAATTACTTTACCAGTAACCTAAGTGGAACCTTAGGTCCGTCAAGTGACGTAGAACTCTGTGTTGGCCTTGATCTTGCCGCAAATGACAGTTTTGTCATGCCTGTTAAGCAAGAAGTCACAATCTTTGAAGACGATAATCTTCATCGTCAGCAAAGAATGGGTTGGTACGGTTTTGCGGAAGTTGGCTTTGGTGTGCTAGATTCACGTCGGTGTCTCTTGGGCTCCTATTGATATATTGATAGTTTTATATGCCTAATAAAAAAAGGGGGGGGTATTTTACCCTCCCCTTTTTTGTTTTGGTGTAATATAAGTTAGGAGGTGATAATGAATTATGAAATTATAGCAGATGAGATACGAAGTGATCCACTGCAACGTGGATACTCACAAATGGGAAATTATGAAATAAGAGATTCTCTGAATAGAAAAGACAGAAATTCTTATCGTATTATTACATCAAATGAATTACTAAAATGGTCAGGAATTAATGGAAGATATATTAAGGTCAAAAAAGCTGCAAATGATGAATCTTTGTCTGATGAGGTACGATCAGCTAGTTTCGCGGCTATTATCATGGTTGATAGAGATAACACCGTTTTTGATTATAATGACCCAGTGACACAAGGAATTGTTGAAATACTAGTCACAAATAATATAATTTCACAATCTGATAAAGATGAATTGATGATAAGCCTTCTATCTTACATTTCTAGAGGGAATGAACTGGGAGTTTCTAGGGTTAGAAAACAGGATATTGAAAGGGCTAAAAATGTCAGTCAGTAAATCCGCCACACAAATAACTTTTTCAGCCGCTAATTCTATATCTATTTCTGGTGACAGCCAAGCGACAAGTGACGCCATGTCATTAAGTAACACCAGTGTTGCTGCACAGCTTACAGTTAAAGCGGACCATGATAGTACTGCTGTGTCAGGAGACACTGTAGATTTTTATCTTTTATTTTCGACAGGTGATCCAGATGGTGGAAGTGCTGATGAATATGATACGGCGGGTCATGGGCTACATATTGCTGTTTTGGATTTAAATATAGAAGATCCCGCTCAAAAAACAATAGATATTCCAGTGAGTGCCAAGGGGTTTAAAGTATATGTCGATAACAACAGTTCGTCTAATGCGGTTACTTGTTCCGCTGAGATTTATGAAACTTTAGTGACTTAGGAGCCTTTTATGTCTGCAATGACAAACTTTTTTGAATCTGGTATTATTAATCAGGTTCTCCGTGGTATAAGTTTTACCCTACCATCTACAGGAGTTTATATTGGTTTAACATCTAATTCCCCCTCAGAGGGGAGTCCAGAAGCAAATGAGTTGAGTGGAAATGGATACTCTAGGGTTCATGTCCCCACAGGAAATTGGACAGCTCCTGCCGCAGATGGAAATGGGCAAAAATCTGAAAACAATACCGCTATAGATTTTCCCACGGCAACAAATGATTGGGGTTACGCTAGTGGTGTAATTATCGCAGATGCACTGTCGGGTGGAAATGTTTTTATTAAGGGTGATTTGACAACCCCCAGAAATGTTCTGAGTGGAGACACCTTTAGATTTAATACCAATGATCTCGATATTAAATTTGACTAAAATATGTTTGGTTTTCATGCATTAGCTCAAGCCCCATTTTCTTCCTTAGCTGGAGAAATCAGGGCAGGGGAGGCAAGCCTACAAAACAATAGCACTATTGTTGGTGGGGGAACTCTTGCTATATCTAGTCAAGCTACACCATCTGCTGTGGCTAGTTTTTCCAGTTTAGTCTCTGTTATCGTTGGTGGGGCTTCCTCACATAGTTCATCATCTACAGCCTCTCCTAAAGGAACCCTGTCTATTACAGGTCGGTATGGGGTTTCTGGTAATGCTTATATTGATGCCTATGGTTCTTTAGCTGCTCATGGAGCTACTCTATTACTAGATTCGGGTCTTCTTTCGTCTAAACCCTCTGTTATTTTATCTGGTAAATTAGGAGCTGTGGGGACAGGCACACTATCTGGTAGTCAAAAGATATTCCGCTCTGTTGCGGCTTCATTATTGGGTAATGGGACCGTCGCCCCTGACGTACACACTATCACTGGAATTGGTTCAGAACTTCAGGGTATCGGTTCTTTTTCACCAAATGGCACAATGGCTTTAGCGGGTAGAATATTAACTGAGGCTGTCTCAAATATTACTGGCTATGGAACTAGGACCACACTGGGGAAAAGCAATATAGGCCCATTTGATGATTTGGTTATAGCTACGCGACGACCATCTTATCTACCAGCTTTACCCAAGCTTAAAACTGATGATAGTATCTTTGTTGATTTTCCACTTTATGAGGGAGCTGGGAATATTCGTAGTACCACATCTCGTAAAACAGTTGGTAATATTGGGAATCTGGCTTGGGGTAGGGTTAATGGTAGGATGTCTCTAACATCTAATGGTACTTCATACTCTAATAATAGATTATCTTTTGATACTACAGGGATGTCTATAACTAATTCATCCCTATTCGTCTCATTTAAACCAACATCTTTTAATACTTATAATTTTCTGTTTAATTTGCGGGGAACAGCGAACAATAATAATGAAATAGATATTTACTACAGAAGTAATTCCACTGTGTATGTTGTTATTTATAATGGCACAACATCACAAACAGTAACTATTTCAGGTGTAAGTTTAAATGAATGGAATTCTTTAGTTGTTACGTGGGGCGATGGATTACAAGTATCATTAAATGGTGGCACTCCAGTTACTTTAGCTAGTTTAACCCCCCCATCCGTACTAGGGAGTACGGCTTATGTCGGGGGGAGAATTGAAGATAACTTTAATATTGTAGGGTCAATTGATCATTTTAGATTTTATAATAGACAGTTAAAGACAGCGGAAGTGTCACAACTTCACCGAAGCATTAACCAGAATTATACTTTTAATCGTTTATTAATACAATCTGACAAAATGTCACGGATGTTGGCTAATGGAATATTGCTTGGTGAACTAGATCTCGTCACTTTAATTACCTATATTAACAGGTCAGAGGGATATAATATAGATGTCTCTAAAGAATTTATTAAGGGGTGTAGTGTCAGTAGATCTAAAGCTCTCATAGCCTCAATTGATCAAACAAAAACCAATAGTATCAATATAGATAAAATTCTGGAGACAGCTCTAGAAAAATAAGGTGACATTATGGCACTGGTTTTAAAAGATAGGGTTAAAGAAACAACCTCGACTGCGGGGACGGGAACTTTAACGCTTGCAGGAGCTGAAACTGGCTTTCAAACATTTTCCGTTATTGGTAATGGTAATACAACTTACTATGCGTTAATTTCAGGAAGTGCGTGGGAAGTCGGGTTGGGGACATATACTTTATCTGGGACTACGTTGTCAAGAGATATAGTTCTAGAAAGTTCAAATTCTGGTAATAAAATATCACTCACTGGTGTTTCTACTGTCTTTTGCACTTACCCCGCTGAAAAGTCAGTATTTAATAACACAAATGATCAAATTGTTGTTAATTCATCTGGTGTTCTTTTTAATGATTCTACAGTCCAAACAACAGCGGCTGCCGTTTCTGGTGATAATGTTAGTATCTTTAATAATAATTCTGGATATTTAACCTCACATCCATCAATATCTGCCGCTTCTAGCAGTGATAATGCTGGAAGAACTTATATTCAAGACTTGTTGCTTGATAGTAACGGTCACGTCACTGGGGTTTCTACAGCGACTGAAAGTGGGGGTGGTGGAACTCCTGGTGGATCTGATACACAGGTACAATTTAATAGTAGCGGCAGTTTTAGTGGAGACCCTAATTTTGTTTGGAACACTGGAACTAGCACCCTAACTATAACTGGACATATTGCAGCTACCACCAAATCTTTCTTTATAGACCACCCATATTACGAAAACAAAAAATTACAATATGCTTCATTAGAAGGACCGGAAAATGGTGTATACACTAGGGGGAGAACAACATCTGATGTTATTCATCTGCCATACTATTGGGGGGGGTTAGTAAACGAAGACAGTATTACAGTTCATCTAACACCACAAAGCTTTCCACAACCAAATGTATTTGTAAAAAAGACGGAGTTTAATAGGGTCTATCTATCTTCAGATAAAGAAATCGATGTGTGTTATTCCATATTTGCTGAACGTAAAGATGTCCCTCCTTTAAGAGTGGAAATATAATGGGAACAATAGTTTCTGATGGTTTAGTTGGTTGCTGGGATGTGGCTTCCGCAAGAAGCTATCCAGGTAGTGGGACTACCTGGACTGATTTGTCAAAAGAGGGGAATAATGGGACGCTAACTAACGGTCCCACGCTTAGGGTCTCAAATAATAGCAGTATCAAATTTGATGGGACAAATGATCATGTAGATGTTGGTTCTTATGGAACAGATTCT